GTAGAGATGTTGATACTTCTCTCGGTGCTGCTGGAGAAGGATATCTATCGCCATCTCACGCGATACTCCGGCAGACTGTAGAACTTTCACAGCCTTACGGATTTTCTTGATTGTTGCAAGGGGAAGAAAAAGCAGGTAGATGGTATTGTCCACGATTGTCACCCATTCCGGAAGTAGTGAGAAAAAGTGGGGCGTCATGTTGACCGCCCCCAAAGTGTTCCACTGCTACCTAGTTACTCGGTTGCAGTCTGCGCGGCAAGCAGAGAATCGACCTGCTTGCGTGCAGCATCTTCCGGAACACCCAGCCGAATGTAGTCGCGCACCATGCGCTCCTTGATTTCATCCGGCGTGACTTCCGACGGGCGATACGGCAACAGTGCAGCCTGATACGCATTGCTCCGCGCATTGGCTTTGAGCACATCATTGACCATTGAAGTGATGTCCCACTTCTTTTCGGCAATGACAGCCGTTGCCTCATCGAGAGTGTTGCACTTTCGGAATTCGAAAGTTTTCTCGATTTTGTCGCCCGCCTGCGGGTGACCCTCGGGGATTGCAAAGGTGAACTTGCCAACCAGTGTTTCCACAAACGCTCCTTGGTTGATTCGGACGGGATGCCCGAATCCAGTGTAGAACCATTCTAGCATGGGCCAGACAATTTGTCAAGCCCCGAGTAGTATTTGTCACGGTGCCCCCGTTGTCGCCCCCGGCCCTGTTAACGCTCCGGGGAGTAGTGAGCACACCGATTCCGACGGACTTTTATCTTAGTCGGGCCTGTCCTATCGGCCCCTCGTCAAGCCCTTGCGCGGTAACTTCCACCTTGTGGCCGGTCCGCGCTCGGGCGACACCATACTATAAAGCATATGCCATACCATATGACTTTCGCTTCCGGAAGTGCTGTAACTCCTTTGTTCTCAACAACTTACACTTTTCGTAGGCGAAGGTGTATTCTACCTCGGGGCAGACACGATGTCCCTAGGTTGGCAGACTTTCCCATGGTTGCACGCGGCTGCACACTCTCTAGTCCGACGCGGGGTAGAATTTCACAAGGCTGCGCTGATTGACATATTGTTTTACAAAATTGCACAGAATTTCACAGGGTTGCACACAATGGCTCTTCCCACCCCTGCATACCCCTGCACAGCAATGCACACAGTTGCACACTTTTGCGCGGACATGGCAATCATCTGACTCGACATAATATTATTGGGACTCCTCAAATTTTCCCAGAAAAAAAAAAATATTTATTATCTTCGCCTTCCGGAAGTAAAGAATAATAAACTTGACTTTCAGTCCGGGTCGTGGTAGACTCACCATGCCATTCCGAGGGACTGAAAATCAGCTTCCGGAATAACTAGGAGAATTGTATGTCAGCAACCGTCACGATTACGGCAAAGTCGGGACCGAACATCGCCAATACTGCGGCAGTCTACACAGGTATTACTGGCGTTCTGTTCCTTCCTGACCGTCGAATCATCCAACTGTTCACAGGTGGAGATACCAACTCACCTCCTGAACACGAGTTTGATTTGACTGGAACGACTACCATCACTGGAACAATCGCGGGAACTGCTGGAACTCTGACCCTGACTATCTCGTAAGTTCGCGAGGTTGTCATGGCTGACCCAACACCAGCGGATAGACTACTGAATAGAATCACCAAGATTCTAACTCAGTATAACAATATTGAGAGTGACATTCCAGTGCATGACCCATACTGGGATTTGCTCAATAGGTATCGGCATCACTTGAAGAATCCTGCTGACCCGGTTGATTTGACGGGGGTGTAACATGCCAACAGCGGAAGAACTACGAGCAAGTAAAGCTAGTGTGTTGGCTGAGATTACAGCAATCTTGGTGACATACAACTATAAGGAAAGTGACATTCCACAACGACATAACTACTGGAAGTTGCTGAATGTGTATCGGACGTATCCCTAAGTTCCGGATATAACAATGCCGATGGGAATAGTTTCAGACAAGGACTTCGAGAAGGAAGTGGATAACTCAGTCCCTTCTAAAGAGAGTCCTGTCACTACAGTTATCGAACCAATTAACAGGGGACGCGGGGCAGGGAACGTAGAAGTTCCTGATTCCCTGCGTGCTGTTATTGGTGACGAGGCTATTACTAACGGTAGACAATCTGCCGTAGAATTAGCTACTCGCTTCGGTATTTCCCCATCCAGCGCATCTGCATACGGAGTTGGTGCTACATCAACTTCCAGTTACGCCGAAAGACCCAACGGAAAAGTAATCAAAGAAGCGAAGGAGAGAATCGCAAAGCGTGCGCGAGGGAAACTTATGCGTGCGCTCAATAAGATTACTGATGATAAACTAGAATCAGCTAACGCAAAAGACTTGGCGGGTATTGCCAAGGATATGTCGGCCATTGTCAAAACTATGGAACCTGATGATAGAGGGGTTCCACAGAATAACAATGGACCGACATTTGTTTTTTATGCACCACAAATGCGTAGTGAAGAACAATACGCTGTAGTGCATACCAAGGAGTAGATGTGCCAACGGAACTTCTCGCTGTCGGATATCCTGTCACGATGGTGAAGGACCAGATTTACGCTGCTCCTGTTACGCGTTGTCTGTTGTTCTCCCAAACTGGTGGAACTATTGAGCAGTCCAATGAAGTGGCTTTCTCCACTGCGAAAGCTGTAACTCTGGATTCCAATAATCAGGCAGAAGTTGGCGGTGGATTTATCCGTCAAACTGCCACGACCGCGGGGCTTGTCGTTGTTCTCAAACATAGGTGAGCCATGCTAACACTTCTATTCTGGGTGCTCGTTTGTGGCGTTATTGCGTGGGCAGTCTACGCACTGGATATTCCTCAGCCATTCAAGACAATTGCAATTGCAGTTCTCTTGGTAGTTGTGCTGGTGATTCTGTTCTCAGTGCTCGGTGTTCACACAGGTATTCCAGTTAACTAATGGCTTTTGATAAGGGCTTCTGGAAGCCCAATAGGAAGCAGGAAGAATTTCTATCCCTTCCTACTACAATCTTCGAGGGACTGTATGGAGGTGGCAACGCATCTGGTAAATCAGATGTGCTACTTATATACGGCCTCATCAATAAGTGGCATGAGAACCCAAAGTTCAAACAGGTTTTCATGCGTAGGACTTATCCTGAACTACGTAATGAAATTGTTCCACGCTCTCGGGAAATCTATCCGAAGTTTGGGGCAACATTCAATAAGACTGATATGACGTGGACGTTCCCTCGTCCTGATGAGATTGGGGGAACAGGCGCGAGGACTGGCGCACTAATATTCTTGGCGCATTGCGAGGAAGAAGATGATGCCCATAAATATGATTCAATGGAAATCAATCTATTTACCCCTGACGAACTTACGACCTTCACTGAATACATCTATTTATACATTGGCTTCACTAGAGTCCGAACTAGTGACCCTGCACTACCTGCTATTATACGTGCGGCAGGTATGCCCGGAGGTATTGGGCACACCTTCACTAAGAAGCGATTTGTATCTCCAGCACCCTCTGGAACGATTATTGTAGGTAAGGGAAACGTAAAAAGAATTTACATCCATTCAACTGTCGCTGATAACCCACACGCTGACCCGCAATATACTGCTCGTCTCGATGGTATTCCGAATGAGGCTGAGCGTAAAGCGAGGAAGTATGGAGATTGGGACGCTTATCAGGGACAGGTGTTTGACGAGTTTCGAGATAAGCAATACCCTGATGAACCAGATAACGCACTTCATGTGTTACCAGCATTTGAGATTCCAGACTGGTGGCCGAGGTTCGTAGTAGGGGATTGGGGTTTTGCTGCGATGACCTACATAGGTTTCTACGCAGTATCACCTACTAAGCGTCTTTACTTGTATAGGGAACTATACTGGTTAAAGACTAAGATTGAGGAATGGGCACCTGTCGTAAAGGATTACATCGACAGGGAACATCCTAAAGTAGTTAAGTTCTGTAAGTCAGCCTCACAAGATAGAGGCCAAGAACATACTATTCAGCAGCAGATTGAAACTGCACTTGAGCGTCCTATTGAACTAAGTTCATCTGGTCCGGGTTCACGTATATCCGGTAAGATGTTGGTTCATGAATACTTGAGATGGGCACAGAAGCCTATCATTCCACCGTCAGAGATGCCGGTATACTCTGAAGAATATGCAATGTGGATTCTCCGGAACAAGGGTCTGGAGGAATACAAAGCATATCACAGACTATTCGACCCTCCTGATGAGGAAACTAATATTCCGAAGCTACAGATTTTCTGTTGCACGGAACATATTCATGAAGGGCATCCGAATTGTTGCCCACTAATGATAGACGCTATCAAGGCTTGCTCTTATGATAAGAAGGGCAACTCTGGTAAACCTGCTGAGGATGTTGCGGAGTTCGAGGGGGATGACCCTTACGATGACCTCCGATATGCAGTTGACTCAGCAGAGCGTTATTTCGACGATGCTTCGTCAGAATTTCAAAAGATTCAGAAACAGGAGGCTATTACTCAGGCACTAAAGAATAATCAGGACTGGACTGCGTATTATCGCAACATGAGAGCGATAGACCAGCCATCCAAAATGCAATCTGTCACTAGATTCCATAGAAGGAGAGGATAATGTTTCACTGGTTACGTGAACTACTCGAAATCAAGTATGAGTTTCGTGAAAGGCGCACAAAACTGACACGCGAAGTTGTAACAGAAGAAAAAGTTTGTCAGTCTTGTGAGACTTTACGCGAACAACTCGCTATTGCTAACTACGAGAAGTCACAAGTTTTGAATAAATTGTTGAAAGACCCTGAACCTACTGCACCTCCTGTGTTCCAAGAGGTAAGTAAACCGAAAATGATTCCATGGAATGTGCGTCGTCAGATGCTTGAGCGCGAAGATAGAGAGAAAGCTCGGGCATTACGTAGTGCCGCACAACCAGATGTAGCTGCTGAGAAGAAATCTACTGAAGAACTTGAGAAGGAACTAGACATTGCCACAGCAGAACGCGAGGCACAATCAGACTCCGGAGGAAACAAACAAGTTACTGGATGAGTCCATGCAAAGGGCATACGCCAAGGTAAGTGGTGAGATGCCTGATGTAAAACCAGTAACAGTTTCCCCTAGAAATTCGTCACTACTCACTAAATACTTCATGCCTAAGGGCGCATTTGCTGTAACTAATCCATTTACTGGTAATATTACTTATGACCCTAATGCACTTCAGGGTCAATCACAGAATTCAATGGAAAACATTATGGCTCATGAGATGACGCATTCACGTCAGGCTCAGGAAACTCCTTGGTATAAAACTATTATGAATATGATGACACCAGATGAGAAAGTTCCGGAGGGAATTACTCAGGGTGGTCCACTAGATAATCCATACTACTGGCGTCCTCATGAAATGGAAGCATTTCAGAATGAGCAGGACCGAATGATTCGACAGCACCAGCCTTATCAACAGAGTCCTATTACTGGTGCGATGGATATAAATCTTCCGGCGCAACAAGGCATTGATACCGCTCCGTCAATGGGTAGTCCGCTTTACAAGAAGCGAGGCCAGTGATGCCATTCGATGAAGTCATGCACAAGTTCAAGCATGGTAAACTTCATTCTGGTTCCAAGACTGGAAAGAAGGTTACCAATAGAGGTCAGGCAATTGCAATCATGTTGTCTGAAAAGAAAAAGGCTGGTGCAGGTAAGAAGGAATACCAGCCAAAGTCAAAGAAGGTGGATGTTGCACCTTCTAAGGGATTCCAGAAGAAGTTCGGAGTAATGTAAATGCCACTCAACGTAGGGCCGTCACCTGCTTTTGGACGTTCAGGCCCGGTGCCTATTCAGCGTCCAACTAATCCCGGAATGAATAGGGGTTACAGTATGACCCCTCCGCCTCAGATGGGTAGACCCGGTATGGGTAATGGTGGTATGCCACCGGGACAAATGCCGGGACGTATGCCAGCATTCGGACGTGTTCCTATGGCTGGTGCGCCACCAATGGGACATCCTGCGCCTCCACCTATGATGGGTGGCGGTATGGTGCGTCCGCCTTCCATGATGCAACCTCCACCTCCTATGGCTCCGGGTGGTGGTGGTGGAGTAATGCCTCAGCCGGGATTTAATATCCACTCTCCGATGATGGGTGGAAATACTGGTGTAACTGGTGGAATGATGGGTCGTCCCATGCCAGCACCGAATATGCCACCTCAGGGTGGTGGACTCTGGAATGCTTATAACAATCTTGCTAATCAGCAGAGTGGTCCCCCGCGCCCACCAATGGGTTACTAGTGGCTACACTACCTTCTGACGAAATCCAGCGTCTCCTTAAAGAAGTAGTAGACCACTTCGATAAGGAAGATGTTTCTGTCCGTGAGCGACAAATTCGCACATGGCGCAGACTGAAGCTATTTTGGGAGGGTTTCCAGAAGGCTTGGTATTCCGAAGTTGCGCATGATTGGCGTATCTGGGACCAAGATGAACAAGGTGACGATACTGAGCAGTCCTACTATGACAAGCCTATTAACATTTTTAGGGCTTACTTGGAGTCAATTATTGCTGCACTTAGCATTACTATTCCTCCTAT